CACGTCGTTGTCCGCCGTCCCGGTGCGAAGCTCGGTCTTCGTGAGCCGCTGCGCGGTCCACTGAAGCGCGATCGGCACGTACAGCTTCCGGCCACGCCGCAGCGCGAGCAAGCCGGCCTGGTCGGGGAAGGTCTGGATCGCGTTCAGCGCCGTCTCGATGCTGGACTCGTTCAAGTCCAACTGCGTGGTCGGCGTGTTCGCATACGTCCCGTTGTCGATCGGGTGCGCGGTGCTCAGGAGCGCCACGCCGTCGCCGCCGACCAGCGGGTTGTAGGTTGTCGCGGTGTTGAGCAGGTTCGCCGCGAAGATTTCGCGGGTCTGCGCGTGGGACTCGACCAGCCCGATCGCCTTCGGGTTGAACTCATCCTTGTAGAGGTTGTCGTCCAACGCCTCGCGGGTGAACGACGTTCCGAGACCGACCGCCCGGTGCTCGATGTTCCAGACGAACCGCTCGCCCGGGCTGTTGTCGAAGGTGGTGGCACCGCCTTCCGCCTTGAGCTGCGCGAGGCCGGTGTAGCGGTTCTCGACGTAGCGTTCGAGGGCCATCTTCGATGTGCCGTAGGACAGGAAGTCCTTGAAGCGCGTCGGAAGCTGCTGATACTTCCCCTCGATCCCGGCGAGGCCAGGAAGGAGAAGGTCCCGGATTTGACTGCGATTGATAGCCATCGGGGCTGCTCCTTATGCCTGACCGGTACGCGTGGTGATATCGGACGTATTCATCGTCACGATAGCCCAGTCGTTGCCGGTGCCAGGGGTGTAGAGGAAGTTGATCGCCGGGGACTGCACGATGCCGACAATGCGGAACGGCAGCGTGGCGGTGTCAGCGATCGAAGCAACCGAGAGGCCGCAGGTGCTCGTGCCGGCCGCGTTGGGTGCGCCCGAAGACGACGTGACGATATCGGCGTTCTTTCCGATATCCGCCTGAGTGAGCGCCGAACCGCTGGTCTGGACCTGGAAGGTCATGGTCGGATCGGCCTCGACGTAGGCTTCAACCACCGTGGTTGAGGGCAACGTCGGGGCGCTCCAGTACCGATACCATTGGGTCCGACCGCTGGACGGGTCGAGGTATTTGCAACCTCGGAAGATGCCGTGGATCGTGGTGCCCGCAGCCGCGTAGAGGACGATATCGCCGCTGGTGTTCAGGTAAACCGGGTCGCCAAAGGCGATCTGGGTCCCGTAGTTATACGCGATGGTCGCGGTCCGGGTCGCGTAGTTCGGCGCCACAGCACCATAAAGGGCTGCCGTCGTGAAGCCGCTCGGGGCGTAAGTGTTCGCCATGCCGGGTCTCCGTAGGGTCCGGTGGCAGCTTGCCAGCCAGGAAGCCCGGGGACGCGCCGGCTCGGCGCGGAAATACGATTTGGCCTATTAGGGCATTTTTGGAGGGGGTGCAAGCCCCTTATGCTTGCTCCCCTTCCGGCGTGTCCGCGATATACCGGGTGCTGATGCCCTTGCCGCCGGCCCGGTGTCCCGTCAGGCGCAGCCGCTCCATCTGGCTCGCCACGGCATACCGCGCCCGGTGGTCGTCCATCTCCTTCACCTCGTCGGTGATCTCTTTGGCGCGCTGGCACAGCACCATGCCGCCCCGCAGGATATACGGCATCTTGGCGCCGCGCCGGCCGACCAGTTCCGGGTGCCGATCCGGGGGCACCGGCTCCCAGCCATTCGCCTCGCGGTTGATGATCTGCTCCGTCGCCTCCTGGCCCATCACAGTTTCCACGCACCACTGATAGGTCATGTTCGGCGGAATCTTGCTCTCGTCCACCTGAAACCGCGTGGACGCATCCCGCACGATCAACCGTCCCGCAACCCGCTGCGGGCCGCGCTGTTCTGCCGCCATACTCGTCTCTCCTATGCCTGCCGCGCGCCAAGCCGGCCTGTCGCCAGCAAGGACGCCTGCATCTGTTTGTAGGAACGGTAGCGCCCCGGCATCATCGTCTTGCCGTCCGCCCCGAGATAGTCCGCCACCGGGATATCCCCCATGGCAATGTCGGCCGCCTCCCGCTCATCCGGCGTCAACCGCACCGGACCATCCGCCCTGGTCGTCGCTGGCGCCGTTCGGCGACCAGCCGGCAGCGCAGCCGGGGCAGCCCGACGTTCCGGCGCCGGCTCACGGGGCGCGGCAGGTTCGGTGCCCATATAGGTATTGTACGCGTCCGTCAGCCGGTCGAAATACTCCGGCGACATGGCCGGCAGACCTTCCCCCAGCGCGTCGTTGATCGCCGCCACCACCTTGTAGCGGAGCTTCTGATCCGTCAGGAACTCGGGATGCTCCCGCAACCACACCCGCTCGGCCGGCGCATACTGCGACAAATCCTGCCCTGCCGGCTGCGCGGCGGGTTGCGGCGCCTTCAAAGCCGCCTCGACGGCCTCCCGGTCGCGCGCCACCATGCCGCGCTGCACCCGCAGGGACTCGATCCGCGCTTCGGCCGTCGCGATCTTCCGCTGCAACTGCGCGGCGCTGGCGTGGTCCCCGTCCGCGAAAGCCGACGCCAGCCGATCCGTAAGCGCCGTCGCCTCCGCTTCCGCCGACGCCAACTGCGCCTCGAAACCTTCCTCGCGCGCCCGGAACTGAGCCAGGTGGCTTGATGCCGCCGCCCCACGGGCCTGCTGCACTTCATGCTGCGCGGCGTTCGCCCGCGCTTCGGCCGCTTCCCGTTCCGCACGCAACGTCGCGGTGGTGCGCCGCTCCTTGTCGAGAAGCCCCCGGATATCTTCATCCGTGACCGGCCGCTTCTCCGGCGCCGGGACTTCGGGTAATTCGAGATCGTCGGTTGTGTCGCTCATGCGGAGCCCCCAGGAAGCGCGTGTTCCAGTATGCGTTTTTGCCAGCGGGAGACGTGATCGCGCATCAGCACCCGCTCATCCATGGCGGCCAGCATCGCCACCGCCCGCTCCTTCAACACCGGGTCGGCCGCGATCGCGGCCTTGAGTTCCTTGAACTTCGGCCCGGTCCGAAGGTTCATCAGCCCGCTTTCGGCCTCACAGGCCGCCATAAGGCTTGTCAATGTCGGTGGTTCGGCCATCGCCCTACCGCACGATATCCGGCTGTTTCAGCACGGCAAGGATATCCACATCCTCGACGAACCGGCAGCGGTGGTTGTTGTCCTTGAAGCCCTGCGTCGTCATGGCCTCGAACGGCTTGGTCTCATAGACCTGGACATGCACCCAGTCCCCGATCTTCGGAACGCAGCCGCCCCATTTGTGCGTCGCATCCTCGGTGAAGGCGAGCGGTCCCATCTTGAGCACCAGCCCCACCTTGCCCTGGTACTTGTCTTCGTCGCGGGCCGAGTCCGGCAGATGGAAAACCGTGCCAGATGCCGTCTTTACCGTGGAGGACCGGACATAGACGCCAAGAAGCACCCGCGCTCCCATGACTTCCATCTGGTCGATCGTCGGCGACAAGGCGTCCATGATCTCCTGTCGCGGGTCGGTCTCATGGACCGAAGCCAAAGCGTGCGCCATTACGTCTCCTCTGACTGTTGCTCCATGTCGCGCCCGGTTTTCAAAACCCAACGCAACGCCGCGAGATACCCAAACCGCTCGCGGTAGTCCTCGATCGTAGCAAGCCGCGTTTCCGCCAGGTGCCGCGTCCGGTCGGCAATCTCCCGCTCCACCAACACTTCCACCCGCGCCCAGCGGTTCAAATCATCATAGCTGGTCAAGGGCGGAAGGTCGGTGGGGATTGCCATTAGCCGCGCTTCCCGTAAGCCTTCACCTTTTCCATCCGCCCCTTCGCGCCGCCAGCCCCGGCGTCCATCGCCGGACCACCGCGCGCCATCATCGGCGGAGCGCCGCCCATCCCAGGAGCGCCCATCGGACGCGGCGCAACGGGCGCACGCGGCGCGGCAGGCATCGCCATCGGTGGGGCGCCCATCGGCGGACGGCCAGGATCGTCATGGCTGCCCGGCGCGATCAGGATGTTCACCGTGCTCTTCTTGCCTTCCTTCACATGACCACCGCGCGCGCGCTTCAACGCGCTCGGCTCAACCATCTTCCGCACCAGCGCCTTGTCGGCCGCCGCGTCGGGATGCTTCCCATAGCCGGAACGGGCGAGAAGCGCCTGAGCCTTCCCCCGGTGGTCATGTGTCGTGGTCTTCATCGGTCTTCTCCTGAGCGTGAGCCGGCACCATTGCCCGCCCCTCCGGTGTCGTTACGGCCCAATCCCCTGCCCGGGGATCGTTGCCCCCGGCGCCAACTGCTGGTTCTGGACCTTGTTCGCCTCGGCCGCCATCCGCAGCCGTTCCGTCTCGGCCTCGATCTGTGCCGTCTGCAACTGCACCGCCATCTGTTGGGCTTTCGCGGAATTGTTCATCTGCGCCGCTTGCGCGTCCGTCTGCGCCTTCTGCGCCTGCGCCGCGACCTGCACCGATTCCCCAGCCGCCTTGCGCTTGCTGTCCTCAACCTTCCCCTGCGCGTTCACCATATCAGCTTGCGCCTTGGTCGCCTGTGCCTGCGCGGCCATCATGTGCGCCGGGTCCGGCTGCGGCGGAGGCGGCGGCGGCGCTTCCACCAGGAAATCGTTGGTATCCGACAAGCCCACAGTCTTCCACGCCCGCTGGTGCGCCCGGAACTTGTTGTAGATATCCGGATTTGTCGCGGCCATCTGCACCAGCGCCGTCGCCAGCATTACCCGATGCACCTGGCTCGGCACGTTCGGATCAGCCGCCGGAATCAGATCGACGCTATCGAACTCCAGTTTCCCCATCCACCGCTTCGCCGGATTGGGAATGACCGCGCAGATCGCCTCGGGGTGCTCGGCCACGCACTCCTTCAACAGGGTAAACTCTTGAGCCTGAGCCGTGTGCAGCCGCTTATGAACCACGGCCGACAACTGCGTGCTCTGCTCCACCATCGACATCATCGTGCCGACCGGAATGTTCGTCCGCCCCTCGCCGCTCTCAACCTGCACGGTCCCGGCCATCTTCTCCGCGTCGGCCTCAACCGCCGCGATGAACTGAATGAAGACCGGCGACGCCTCCTTGTAGGGCATCGGCATCAGGACCTTGTGGATATCGTCCACGCCGTTCCCGTCGATATCCACGAACTCGCCCGGCGACGGGGATA